GAATTTGCCTTTGTTCCTAATCATATTGCTGACTCGTTCTTTGCCTCTGTATATCCTACTATCACTTCTGGTAAAAACACCAAAGTCATAATGGTCTCAACCCCTCACGGGATGAACCATTTTTATAGGTACTGGCATGATGCTGAGAGAGGTAGAAATGAATATGTTACAACAGATGTTCACTGGTCGGAAGTGCCAGGTAGAGATGATGTTTGGAAACAACAAACGATTGCGAACACATCAGAACAACAATTTAAAGTTGAGTTTGAGTGTGAGTTTCTTGGATCAGTCAATACTTTAATAAATCCTGCCGTATTAAAAAATATGGTGTATGATTCACCTATTACAAAAAATGCAGGGTTAGATATTTACGAAGAACCAATAAAAGAACATAATTATATTATTACAGTTGATGTGGCTCGTGGATTAGGAAATGATTACTCTGCATTTATTGTTTTTGATGTTACACAGTTTCCTTATAAAGTTGTAGGAAAATACCGAAACAATGAAATTAAACCAATGTTATTTCCAAATGTGATATTTGATGTTGCGAAAGGATATAATAACGCATATCTACTAGTTGAAGTTAATGATATTGGTGATCAGGTTGCGAGCATTATTCAATTTGATCTTGAATATGAAAATCTACTTATGGCATCAATGAGAGGTAGGGCAGGTCAAATTGTGGGGCAAGGATTTTCTGGAAAGAAAACTCAACTAGGTGTTAGAACAACTGCAGCAGTTAAAAAACTTGGTTGTAGTAATCTTAAAACTATGATTGAGGATAATAAATTATTAACTTGCGATTACGAAATTATATCAGAATTAACCACTTTTGCACAAAAACATAATTCATTTGAGGCAGAAGAAGGATGTAATGATGATTTAGCTATGTGTTTAGTGTTATTTGCATGGTTAGTTGCACAGGATTACTTTAAGGAAATGACGGATAATGATATCAGAAAAAGATTATATGAAGAACAAAGAAATCAAATCGAACAGGATATGGCACCTTTTGGATTTATTAATGATGGTTTGGATGAAACAGTAACAGTTGATGCAAATGGGGATAGATGGTATGCTGACGAATATGGTGATCGATCTTATATGTGGGATTATCAGTAGTGGAATTTGATACACAAATAGAATTAGAACATTTATTATTTTCAGAAAGAAAATGTAGAGTATGTGGTAAAGTCAAAAATTTAATTGAAGATTTCTATCTTACACGGAAACACAAGGGAACTACTCCGTCAGCATATTCATATGAATGTAAAAATTGTACAGTACAAAGAATTACAAAAAGAAGAAAAACAAGTTCTATAACACAAGATTTTTATCCTGACTGGTAGTGCTCACGCATTGTTTCCCCAATGTAAATACCCTTTTTCCTAAATATTTTTAGATAAATTTGAATTACGAGGAGTAAGGGATGGCCTTAAATTTAGCATCTCCAGGTATACTAATAAGAGAAGTCGATCTTACGATTGGAAGAATCGATGGGGCAACAGGTAAAGTCGGTGGAATCGTTGGATCTTTTGAAAAAGGACCTGTCGGTGAACCCACTCCTGTCACAGGAGAAAATGACTTGTTTGACCAGTTTGGTAAACCATACGATACAGATAAGCAATACGAAACATGGATGGTAGCATCTTCATACTTATCGTATGGAGGAAGTTTAAGTGTAATCAGAGCAGACGACACTGAATTAAAAAATGGTTTTGCAGGAACTGCATCAAGTGTAAAAATCAAAAGCACTGAACACTATCAGGAATTAGGTTATCAGGAAAATGTTCTAGCAGATGTTACTGTTGCTGCAAAAAATCCTGGCACATGGTCAAACGATATTAAAGTTGCGATTATTGATGCTAAGGCGGATCAAATACTAGACATGAGTACAACTGGCGTCTCATCATTTACAGCAGCAGTTAATAATAGAGTTGGAGTTGCAACAGTTGGATTATCTATTGTAGGAATCGTAACAACTAGCATTGCTGTAAATCAGGTAGTAAGATCGAGTGTGGTTGCAACAGGAACAACTGTTTTATCTGTTGGTGTAGGCACTGTAACTCTTTCAAACGCACCCACATCATCAGGGGAAGCCATATTTGATTTTGGAACAGAATCATTTTCTGCAGCACCACCAGTAGTTGGTTCTGGTATAGAGCAAGATGTTCCTGATAACACCGTCGTATCAGGAGTTGGTGGAACAAGTTTACTTGATGGAAAATTCAAAGGTATAATTACAGAGGTAGGATCTGGTAATGTATCAGTTAAATTCTTATCACATGTTTCTGCTGCAGGTACTGAGACAGCACAAGACTTTAATAGTGTTTACAAATTCTCTGGATCAGGATTGGTTGCGATTACCACAGCTGGACAGATAACATCTTATGGATCAACTGCTGTTACATCAGCAAAAGATTGGTTTGATGAGCAAACTTATCAAACAGTAACAGGTTCAGATCCTCAAAAATGGAATGCCATTGCTGATAAACCAGGCACATCTGAGTATGCTGCTGCCAGAGGTGGTAGATTTGATGAAGTTCATGTTGTAGTCATTGACGCAAAAGGAACTATTTCAGGAAATGCAGGAACAATATTAGAGAAACATCTTAACCTATCAAAAGCAAAAGATGCAGAGTTCTCAGTTGGATCACCATCTTACTGGAGAAAGTATCTTTACTCAAACTCTGAAAACATATTTGGTTTAAATGGTGCAACAATTGGTGTTACAACAACTGGTTATTCAAGTGGATTCACACTTGATGGTGATGGTGGATGGGATCAGGATGCAGATGGAGTTATTTTCAATAGTTGTGGAGCAACTAATTTAACATTATCAGGTGGTAAAAACTATGGTGGTAAAACAAATCTAACAGATGATGGAGCACTTAACTCTGGTTTAGGTGATTTGATGACAGGATATCAAACATTTGAGAATGATACAATCAATAATGTTGATTTCTTACTCATGGGTGGTGGTCATCTTGGTAAAGATAGCACAAGACAATTAGCAACAACAATGATTTCTGTTGCAGAGGTTAGACAGGATGCTGTTGCATTCATCTCACCATCAAGAGATACTATCATATCAGATACAGATGATCAAACAGCCGTTACTGTTAAAAGTGATGAGGTTATCACCGCAGGTATAATTGACTTTTATGACCCAATTACATCATCAACTTTCGGAGTATTTGACAGTGGGTACAAATACATGTATGATAGGTTTAATGAAGTGTTCCGTTATGTTCCATTAAATGGAGACATTGCGGGAACATGTGCAAGAAACGACATTAACGATTTCCCTTGGTTCTCACCAGCAGGTACAGACAGAGGAGCAATCTTAAATGCAGTTAAACTTCCATACAATCCAACTAAATTACAGAGAGATAAACTTTATTCAAATCGAATAAACCCAGTAATCAATTCACCTGGTGCTGGAATTATCTTATTCGGTGATAAAACTGCTTTCGCAAAAGCATCAGCATTTGATAGAATCAATGTTCGCAGATTATTCATCTACCTTGAGCAAGGTATTGCAGCTGCTGCTAAAGATCAGTTATTCGAATTCAACGATGAGATCACAAGGGCAAACTTTGTGAACATTGTTGAACCTTTCCTAAGAGATGTTCAATCCAAGAGAGGTATTCAAGATTATGTTGTTATTTGCGATGAGACAAATAACACTGCTGCTGTTATAGATAACAATGAGTTTATAGCAGATATCTTTATCAAACCAGCAAGATCAATTAACTTCATTGGTCTTACCTTTGTCGCCACTCGAACTGGTGTATCATTCGAAGAAGTTATCGGTTCCGTTTAATTAATTTAGAGGTTTAAGAAATGCCTTCACGTCAACAAATAAACACTATTCCTTTAAGGAAAATTAGTGATTTTAAAAGTAGATTGTCTGGTGGTGGTGCTAGACCGAACCTCTTTGAGGTAGAGTTAGCATTCCCAGATGCCGTTGCAATTGCAAACGATGTCTTACAGAAATCTAGATTTTTAGTCAAAGCAGCAGCACTTCCTGCTTCAACAATTGCTCCAGTCGAAATACCATTTAGAGGTCGTATTTTAAAAGTTGCTGGAGACAGAACATTCGAAACTTGGACTATTACAGTTATCAACGATACAGACTTTGTAATCAGATCTGCAATGGAAAAATGGATGAATGTAATTAATAAACTAGAAGATGCCACAGGATTAACTGATCCAGATGAATATCATAAAGATGCTTTCGTACATCAGTTAGATCGTGATGGTTCAATTCTACGTTCGTACAAATTCTGGGATAT